ACTCAAACCCGTTTTGCCAGCGGTTTGGTTGCTGAAGTAGAGCGTTCGCGGTGCGCTCGCTCACGTCGAGCGGCACGCGTGCAACGTCATTCGCGATGAGCGACGCCGCGCGGTAGACGGGCGTATATGCGAGCGCCGTGCCCGGCGTGATCGTTGGCATACCCGCGACGTCAAACGACGTCGGGAGGATGACGCCGTGCGTCCCCCAGTGCCCCAACCAACGCTGTAGCAGACTGCGCAACATGTTGCGCATTGCGACAAGTTTCTGCCGTCGTGTCTCGGACTAAACTTCGGATTCGTAACAACTGCTGCGCTTTCCTCCCCAGCAATGCACGGCCATGATCGAAGCCACCAGCGGGTCAATGGCGCTGTGGTCTCTCGGCTTCTCGGGTCGCACGTAGCCGGTCATCCCCGTTCTCGGGATGGCTTCGGCGCACGCGCGCCGCAGGATCGGATCGTCGCCGATCACCAACTTGCGCCCGACCCACAAGTTCTGAAACAACTGGCAGCCCGGCGCGAACGTGCTCGACCCCATGCTGTAGGCTTGGATCGGCGCACCGATTTCGGCAAGCCGCTGCGCTAGGTACGACGCCCCCCAGCGGTCATATCCGACAAGTTGCACGTCGAATTCCGCGATAATCTCGGCCATCTTCTGTGCTATGGCTTCGTGATCGATCTCGGCGCCCGGCGTCAAGTTGATCTTGCCTTCGTCAGCGTAGCGGCGGATCGGCATGCGGTAATCCAGTTCGCGCTGCGCCACGTTCGCTCTCGGCCACCAGTAGTGGCCACGGAGCAAGATGTTGCCGTTCTCTTGGGGGATCGCCACAACGACGGCCGACATGTCGAGCGACTTGCTCAAGTCAATGCCGACCCACGCTTGCCGCTTGCGTTGAGCGCCCCAATCGACCACGGTTGCCGTCGGCCAGTACGACATTTCGAGCCACCCGCCGACGTCCTCGTTGAGCCGAGCGCAGTGATAGCGGCAGAATTCTGAGCGCTGGCCCGGATCTCGTTTCATCGTGTTGTAGAGCCGGCGGATGCTGGCCGCGTCCGGTTGCCCGTACTGCATGCCAGGATTCGCCTTTGGCCACGCCGCCTCATCGGCGATGTCGTCGTTCTGATCGATGCCGTAGAGCATGGCGAACGTCGCATCGTCCTCAGCTTCTCCCGAGAGCACGGCCCGAGCGCCCGAGCAAAGCGTTTCGTAGTGGCTTTCCGTGTTGCTGCCAGGCGTCGAGATGATGACGCCGAGCGTTTCCTTGCGCTTCATCCCGGTCGTAATCAGTTTGTTTAAGACGCTCCCGCGGTACTCCGCGGCTTCGTCGGCGATCCACAGCGACGGGTTCAGACCGTCAAGCGACGACTCACGCGACGTCAATGCGTTGAACTCGCAGTCCTCATCCGGCCGCGTTAGGTCGGACATCTTGACCTTCACGCTCGGATCGTCGAGCCGACGCGCCATCGTGCGCGCGGTGTCGACGAGGATCTGCGCTTGCTCGACCTTGTTTGCGAGCACGTGCACTCTTTTGCCGGCGCCGCTCATGAAGTCGTAGAGCCCGAGCGCCGCCATGAGCGTCGTCTTGCCGTTGCCACGCGCCACTTGAATGATCCCCATCGTGAACCGTCGGCGGCCCTCCACAGTGCGCCAGCCGACGAGGTTAGCCACGATGAACGATTGCCACGGGTGCAACTTGAACGGCTCGCCGTCGGCCTCACCCACCAGCGACAGCCCGCCGATGAACTCGAATGCGTCGGCGACGCGCTTCCACTCGAGCACGATATCGGTGCGCTCGAGGTCTCGATTGAAGCGAGAGCACGCAGCGTAGACCCACTTGCCGGCGGGGATTCGGCCGCTCACGACGTCGGCGGCGTATTGACGGACGGTGGCTTCGGGTTCGACCATGGACTAAATGCGTTTTTTTGTACGTGTAGCGATGGTGGGACGTCGGAGGTGGCCTTTTTGAAGGCTTACCCCCCCACTCTGCGGCCTATTGGACGTCTTTAATAGGCTGTTCGGTATATGGGCCGTTCAGGTGTGACGTTTGCCGTGCACCTCATCGTGACATCGGTTGCACAAGACCTGGCAATTGGTGACGTCGTACATACGCTCAGGCGCCACGTGACGCGGCACGACGTGGTGCACAACCTCACCGAGCCGAGCGCATCGAGCGCACAACGGCGACGCTGCCAACAGTTGGTTCCTGAACTTGCGCCACTTCCACCCAGTATTGATACCCAGTTCACGTAGCCTCTCGCTGCGATTCCGTTCCTTGAAGGGAATGGTGGGTATCTGCAACCTGTGCACGAACGATGCCATCTAGCACCTCCCGACATACGGCGATTAGGTCACTGGCCTGAACGATCACCAGCCACGGCGAACGGGTACGACGGCACAAGACGATCGGCTTGCGCCTAGTCTTGGCGCTGTCCCGAATGGCCTGTTCCATCCACCGATACGGGTGCATCTGCTCTTGGAACTTGACCTCCACGTGAAGGTTGGCGTCAAGCACCAAATCGGCGTCACCGTTGGAGCCGCAGTATTGAGCGCTTCGGCGAGACTTCAGCCCCATTTGCGTGAGCAGTAAGGCGGCTTCCAACTCGGCTCGTTTCCCCTTCGCTCGGCTGTTCATATGCACAGTGTAGCACGTTGCACTAAATGCAAACGCCGCCATGGTCGGCGGCGTCTGCAACAAGAAAGGGGCTCGGTCAGAAAGGTAGCGGCTCAGCGTCAACGTAGGGGTCAAGTTCGACCCGCAACAACCAATTTTCCATTCGCAGCGATTCGATCAGGTTGTTGCGCTGGCTCTCTGTCAATGGCTGCACGGCGGCTTGCTTGCGCTCGCGTTTGTCGTGCACGCGGTAAGGGTTCACGTCCCTTCCCGCGAAAGCGTCAATACAGAGCAGCCGCCAACCTCGATGCGTTGGGTCGATCGGTATCCCCCAGTTGGAGTACTTCGTTCGACACTCAGCCACGAACTCAATCGGCAACGCGTTGAAGTCTTGCACCTCTTGCCGTTGCTCAAACCTCGCTTGCATATTCAACCGCTCTTCGTGATCGCTCGGCGGGCGAGCAGCGGCGGCTTTAGCCGAAGCCGCTGTCTCGTCCCGCTCATATGCGCTCAGGAAGTCATTCCACCAAAACCCTCGGAATGGCTTTCGCTCGCGATATTCCGCGAGCGCTCGCATTGCTCGTTCAAAGTCCATCGACGGCAACGCCTCAGCGATTGCCGTCGTGGTTTCCCGATCAAGTTGGATGATTGAGCCGTTTGACTTGCGAAACAGTTCGTTCCGCTTGTTGTGCCAGTTGGCAGATTCGACGATGTTCATCGTCGCACCTCCCTTGTGAGCACACCCGCAGACAAGCGCTGGTTTACGCTCAGACTCTTGCGCAAGACTGTCGGCGTTCGACTGCTTCGCTGAGGCTTCGCGCTCACGCCTCCGCTTGCGCTGCGGCAGAGCGTAACCGCGCTGTCAAGGGGGTGCAAGGGGGGGGTATGGGGGGGGATGGTCATTTTCTTCCTTTGGTTGAACAACAACCCACGCGGGTGCACGTGGGTTGTCGCGGGAATGGAAAGATGCTTAGAAGGGGATTTCGTCGCGCTGGATGTCTCGCTGATCGCGAGCGGATCGCTCGCTTCGAGAGAGCAGACTATACCCAACAACCTTGACGGCTGACTTGCCAGCCTTGTCGGTGAACTTGGTGGTTTGCAACATCACGACGTCCGACGGAAAGAGTGGGTCCATGGCGTTGATCACGTCAGCGTCAAACACGAGAAACTCGTCGCCGTTCGTGTCCACAAGCTTCGCCCACGCCTTGCCTGTGTTCTTCGAAGTTCCAACCTTCCACGTTTCGACCTTGACGCTGAGATCGGTCGTTGGCTCTTGTGGTCGAGTTGGTCGCTTTGCCGGATCGGACGAAACCTGTGCTTTGAGTTTCGCAAGCACGGTTTCGAGCGCTTCAATTTGCTGTTGGATGGTCAATGTCTTTCCTTTCGAGTTGGCGCAACGATGACTTCGGCGTCGTCGTCCGGATCACCTACCACGTTGAAGAGACTGCACAGGGTATAGCGGCGAAGGTAGGTGATTGCCGCGCCCAGTTGTTGGATGTTTGCCGTCGGCGGCAACGGCCACGAGCACACAAACTCGGCCGATTCACCGCTGGCATGGCTAATACGGGTCGTGAGGTCGAGAATGCGCCGATCACCCTCGATCCGTACCGCAGGGCTTTGGACAACCGACAGGCCATTCTTGGCGAGCGGTTGCCGCAGTGACTGCACGACGGCTTTCAGGTCGGCGTACGGTTGGCCGAAGTGCGCGTTCTTGGCGAGCGCTGGCGGGTCGGTCAACTGCACGGCCGCCGCTGCAAGCGCTTTTGTTAGTTCACCCATTCGGGAATCCCTCCAAGTTCACGAACGGCAACGAAGGATCTGGTGTTACCGCTCGCAGGGCTCGCATCTGCCTAAGTTCAAAAAAGACCATCCCTTTGTGATGCCACAAAATGAGTGCGCTAATTCCTGGGCAGCACTCGCACCCAAAAACGGCGATGGTCTTACCGAACACGGAATCTTTGGGTGATTCCACAAATTGATTGGCCGCGGCTACTTGGTGCACGTGCTCTTGACCGCAGTGCGGACACAACAACTGCGCCTGATACTTGTCATTCGTAATGAGCCGAATGGCTTCGTTTTTTGGCCTCATTCCGGCTTCCCTTCCGTTGGTGTGGTCTTCGCGAACAACGCCGCTTCGAGCGCTCGAATCCGAGCGGCCCCACGGCGAAGCGCTTCGGCGAGTTTCCGATCGGCCGCCTCATTCACCCGAGCGTAGTAGTAGAGCGCGTCGGCCTCATCGTCGGCGTCCGGCGTGCGCTGAGCCGTCGGCAGTACGCGATGATGAAACGCGTAGCAGTGCTGATAGACGTCGCTACCTTCTCGCCAGTGCTCGTCGCGTTGTTGTTGGGTGGTTTGGCCGCTCATTTTTTCTCCTTAAAGCAGTCCCAACCTCGCAAACGAGCGATTTCCATTGGCGACATGACTCCATTTTTCCGACGAGATTTGAAAAGACACGCTTCACGCCGCGCCTCATCGCGCTCGGCGGTCGTGTTGAAAATGTCAATACAGGAAAGGTGCAGCACTCCACGCAGCCGCTCGATTTCGTCGGCGGCTTCATTTCGCTCCGCGTTCTGCTTGTAGGTAAGGGATGTCCAGTTGATCCTGAGACGATCAACAATGTCGATGTCGCCGCTCATTTGGAATCCCTCCAATCGACGGCACCGGCGAGCGCTGCAAACACGAGCACGAATAGAGCCCAAGTCATGCGCGCACCTCGATCGTTTGGCCCTTGCGCTCGGCTCGGCGCAAGTAGAGTTCGATGGCTCGGCGAGCGTGCGCAGCAAGCGGCTTGCCGTCCTTGTCGGCGAGCGCACGCAACCGCGCGTACTGGTCCAACTTGACCCATACGGGTTGGCCCTTCAGGCGTTCTCTCGGCGTTTCGTTACCTTCCATGATGTGGCTTTCTGCGGCTTGGCCGCGGTGAGGTATTGACGTTACGACTCTTTCGGCGTTTCGTCAATGCCTCCATTAGCCGAAGTTGGAAACTTCTCATTCAACGCCCGCCGGCGTTCAGGGCAGTTGCACTGCTTGCCTGTGACACGCTCGACGGTCTTTACCGCTCGCTTGATACCGAGGAACCGTGCTGCGGTCTCGATGACGTCGCCGAGCCCGCGCGGAATGCCGCGGTAGTGCGGGCAGATACGGCAGATACCCGTGCTCGGTCGATCGCCGTACAACGGCAACGCGAGCGGGTTGGTGCATCGGTTCTGTTTGTAGTGGCTACAGGTAGTTCCAGAACCCGGGGCCACCACTTTGCAAGACGTCGTACTCATCGGCACATCCAGGAGGAAAAATTCGGCCTGACCAATCGGTTGTGGCACACGGGCTTTGAAGTGACACGCGCAGACTCTCAGCCCACGACGGGTCGAACGTTCGCAGCAGCGCAAACGACGTGATCGGATCAATACATTGTTGCTTGTCTTGCTCGCTGCACTCGCCCTCGGTGCGAACCGCGAACGGTCCGTGCTGCGCAATGTTGCTATCGAGGTTGCGGTAACAGGCGCCCGGATTCTCGACGGGTCCACCTGTGCCGCAGTACTGCGCTGAGTTGCCGTGAAAGCCCATGAATCTGACGCCGGACAAGCCGCTCAGACATCCGACGTCCGTGCTGTATTGAAAGCGTCCACCAAGACAACGGAGCGCCAAACTCGCTTGCTGCGGACATGAATCGCAGTCGCCTGCCGTGATTATGTTCGCGTTGCATTCGATCACGAAGTCGCCGATTTCGATCGTGTGCACGAGTGCTGGCGACGTCGCTGGCCCGTTGCAATTCGACGCGAACTGATTGCAAACGACCGTGATGCACGCGCACGTTGTCGTATTCACGATTTGGTAGGCGTCTTGAGTGTCAATCTTGGGCGGGCAGTAGGAACCGCTGTCGTAGTGTTGCCATAGGTCGATGAAGCCGCCGACGTTCACGGTGAATCGGCCGCGGTAGCAGCAACCGCCGCCGCTCACTTTCGTCACCGTCACAGGGCCGGCCGGCGAGAACGTCAAATTTAGGTTGAACTCGTAGAAGCGACAGTCGCACGCTTGAGGCACACCAACCTTGTACCGCTGAAATTGGTACGACAGATTGATGCCACTCACTGCGTACGACGTGTTGCATTCACACACCGTGCAAGGCTCGGGCTCACCGCAACAGCATGAACGTTGCAGGCTCATTGTGGCTCGCTCCAATCGTATTGCACTACGGTCTGCCCCTCGAGGTCTGCGGCGTCAATCCAACCGACATCGACCATGTCTTTACCGTCGAGCATCGCCACTCGGACGCTGCCCTTGCCCTCGATGATCAGCATCGGGCTTTCCGGTGCGGCGACGTATCGCGGCCCGCACGCGTTCAGCGACGCGAGCGCCGCCACCCACAACGCGTACCACGCGAGGCGTTGAAGCCCACTTGACCAACGAATCGATGACAGCGCGAATGATCTCATAGATCACTTTGCGCCCGCTTGCTCGCTGCTGACTTTGTTGTCTCGTGCCGCGAGCAACCCGACGCC